CGGTGTATTTGGGTTCAATCTCACAATGGCAGCAACCCTTCTGGACAACGCTTTGATCATGTACGGTGTGACTCCTAAACATGAAACACTCAGGCTGAACCGGCTATTGACCATGTTGGCAGTGAATATGGAAACGCTTGGATCGGTAGTCAAAGATTACAACCTCAAACACGTTAAGGGTGTCCAGACAACTCAAATGACTAAGTACCCTGAATCCAAGGAAATGAGAGGACTGATGAAACTCGTTGCCAAGGACAAAGGCAAGTTAGGATATAAACTGACTTACTTCAGTGAAATCAAAGTAAGAACCAAACAGCAAACACTAATCGAATTTCTAAAAAGAGAAGCAACATGGTTGAAGGAACGAAGCAAAGAGAAATCCCTGAATGGATAGAAACGATTGCAGACCTTGGCGAAGGCATCATAGTAGCAAGGGTAGCAATTGAAAACATCAGGGAACAGGACGTAAATGCACAGGTAATGCCACCGGAAATGTTCAGACAATTGACGGAAAACATTGGCAAAAGACAGGCACTCGAAAGTTTGCCTTTTTGTGCGTTAACCGACAAGGTTGAAATGGTATCAGGTCACCACAGACTGAGGGCAGCAAAGGAAGCCGGTTTAAAAACAATCATAATCCTTTTAGATGTTTCCGGCCTGACAAGATCACAGATCGTTGCCAAGCAAATTGCACACAACGCAATCAACGGATTCAGTGACAAGTCAACCCTCATGGAACTTGCCAAGATGATCACAGATGTAGATGATATGATTGAATCCTACATTGGCAAAGACCTTTTGAAAGAGCAGCTTGAAACGCTTGACAAACTGATTTCACCAAGTATGCTATGTGAATGGAAAGAAATTGGTTTCATGTGGTTGCCTCACCAAATCAAAGACCTTGATAAACTGGTCCATTTGTGCAAATCCAAGGCTTTCTTGGGAGCATCGCCTATCGAAGAATACAATACCTTCCTTGAAACCTTAATGAAGTACCAGAAGTTTTCTAACATCAAGAATATTGGATCGGCTGTACACGCTATGATTGACAATGCAATCAAGGTAATGGATGAACAGGGATTTGAAGAAAACATTGAATGGAAACCAATTTCCAGTATTACCGGATCGGCAGCAATGCCAAAGAAAACCATTGACACCCTGAAGGAAGCATTCAAGAAAATGGAAGACACCGGACAGATTGAAAAAGGCAAAGCATGGCAAGGACTGGAACTTCTTGCTAATAAATATCTTGGTAAAAACTAAAAAACTAACAAAATGAAAAAGCCAGTAGGTCACTATGAAATTGAAGACTCCAAAGACGGACAGTTCTTCTTCAACCTTATTTCCTCAAACGGAAATGTCTTGGCAACGTCAGAAACAGAAAAGACAAAGCAATCAATCAAGAAAGCAATTCGTTCAACCAGATGGAATGCTTTTTGGGGTGGAGTAATTGACAAAACAAAATCCAAGAAATCATGAAATCACCTGACGATTGGAGCAACATATTTTTCAACCTTGACGGTGAAGAAATGACGTTCCCAAACTTGGTTGAAGCTGTTCAGAAAGAGGCAAGGGATGAGGCGGTTGATGATTGTACACAGTTTACAGGAATTGACCTTAAACACCTGAAATATGAACAAGTTAAACGCATGGGTTGATTGCTATGTACCCTTATTCATCACGTTCCTTGTAATCCTTGGAACAGTAATCTTGGCTATAAGTGCCATAAAAGAGTTAAGAACTGCACCAACGCAGAGAGAAAGAATCAAAATGATCCGAATTAAACGAAAACATCATGTCAAAAGGCAGACCATCAAAATATACAGAAGACTTTCCTATCCTTGCTGAAGGCTACGCTAGGGAAGGCTTAAACGATAAGGAAATCGCTGCAAAGCTAGGAATATCAATTGCTCAGTACTACGTTTATCAAAATGACAATCCAGACTTTTCAGAGTCAATTAAAAGGGGGAAAGCACCGGTTGACACTATGGTAGAAAATGCCTTACTCAAAAGGGCGTTAGGATATGACTATACTGAGCAAACGACTGAAATCAAGATGGATGCGAAAGGCATACCTCAACCTGCAATGGTTAAGAATACTGTCAAGCACGTAGCCGGTGACATTGGTGCAATGGCCTTCTGGTTGAAGAACCGGAAACCTGCCGAATGGAAAGACAAGCATGAAATGGCGATTGATGTAAACAAGATACCGGTGATCAGAATCGGGTATGAATCAGATGATGAAAAGGAATAAACATTATTGTCTGGCTGTCAATTAGTTGTTGAAATATCAACTTACAATCGTTTGTCTTCGTCCGGCAAGCGATTTTGTATTTGAAAGAAAAAGACCAGAATAAGTAACAAATTGAAAGCATGGCAAAGCAACCTGAACTGAACATTTCACTGAATCCGAAACTATTCAACAACATTTACTGGCATCTGGAAGAAGCCTTTGATGATTTGAACATTCGGTACATCTGGTGTTATGGTGGTTCGTCAGCATCGAAAACTTATTCAGTCGTACAGTTGATAGTCAAGAAAATGTTATCCTTATCCAAGGAGAATACGCTTGTTTTAAGAAAGTTCCACGTTGATATAAAAGACTCAATTTACTCAGACTTCAAAACTATCATCGGAGATTGGGGTTTGACTGAATACTTCTTAATTCAGACCGATTTTATTCTATGCAAGTTGACCGGCTCATTTGTCCGGTTTAGAGGCTTGGATGATTCGGAAAAGGTAAAAGGTATCACTGGATTCAGAAGGGTGATCCTTGAAGAAATAAGTCAGTTTGACGAACAGGACTTGAAACAAATCAAGAAACGTTTGAGAGGTCATGCCGGACAGCAGATTATAGGCATCTTCAACCCTATCAGTGAAGAACACTGGATTAAGACCAATGTATTTGATCAGGAAGTACTCACTGAAATTCCTACTGAAGACATGGAAGGCAAGTGGATCAATGAAAACGGCAACACTGTAATCATGCAAACGAATTACTTGTACAACGTCTTCATTGTAGGCCGGTGGAAAGATGGTAAGCAAGTAGGTGGTTTTATAGATCAGCACGTAATTGAAGACTTTGAAAAAGACAAGCTGACCGACAATGCTTACTACCAAGTTTACGGCCTTGGCAATTGGGGTAAGATCAGAACAGGCGGTGAGTTCTGGAAAGACTTTGATGTGAACCGGCATCTTACGAATATCGGCTATGATCCAGAACTTCCAATCTTCATGTCTTGGGATGAAAACGTCAATCCTTACTTAACCTGTTTGCTGTGGCAGATACCAACCATTGATAAAAAGAAGACAGCTATCCAGATTGATGAAATATGCTTGCCAGACCCTAAGAACAGAAGGCATCATGTCTGCAATGAATTTATGGCACGTTATCCATTAGTCAAAGGTTTGTATGTCGGTGGTGACCGGACTTCAATGAAGGAAGACACTGCCAAGGAAAAGGGTGAAAACTTCTTCACTGATATTCTGAAATACTTGCATGGATATAGGCCAACGCTAAGAATCCAATCTTCCAACCCTTCAGTTGTTCAATCGGCAGGTTTTATCAACTCATGCTTTGCCGGAAGGGTTGACATTCCAATCTTAATCAATGAGAAGTGCCGGAAAAGCATTTACGATTATCAATATGCCTTGGAAGACTCTGACGGAACACTGAAGAAGTCACACAAGACCAATAAACTAACGAAAGTGACGTATGAAGAATTTGGACACGCCTCAGATGCAATGCGATATTTCATGACGGTGGCCTTTGCCAATGACTACAACATTTACCTTAGAGGCGCAAGAAATTCATTACCGATTATTGGAAAGAATGTGTCAAGGAATGCTTACTAAAAAATATATCACAGTTCCGGTTTGTATTTACAGAATAATTTTATATTTACGAAGTAATTGTCCGAAAATTTAATCATTAAATCAATACGTTATGAAAGAAAAAGGAAATGCTCAGAGTTTTGCAGGTGCTAATGTTATTCGTGGTGGACAGAATAACGAAGCCGGTAATGTACATGGAAGATACGATGTGAAATGCTATGACAAAGATGGAAACCTGAAATGGGAAGACACCATTGAAAATATCATCACTGATCTTGGTGCAAATCAGTTGTTAGATTCAGCATTTGGTGCAGGGCCAATTGCAGGCCCATTTTTAGGCTTGATTAGTTCTGTTGGATATACTGGTATTCCGGTTGCAGCAGATACCATGCTTTCTCATGCTTCTGGTGGTCACGTATGGAACGAAGCCGGTAACGGAGTGAACTATCCTGTATGGACAACACCGGCTGCAAATGCAAGGGCAACCATTGCTTTCTCAGCAGCAGCAGCAAGGGCAAAGGCTTTGTCAGCAGTTGCAGCATTTACCATTGGAGCAACCGGTGGAACTGTTAAGGGTTGTTTCATTGTCTTCGGAACAGGAGCAGTAGCAACGAATAACAATACTGGCGGTGTACTTTATTCTGCCGGTGTATTCTCAGGTGGTGACAAAGTGTTGCAAACATCTGACGTATTGCAGGTAAGTTACTCAACCTCAATTTAAAAAATATGTACATTTTAGCAGCAGCCGATACGTTGGCTGGAATTGCAGATGTTG